GGCTTGCTCATAAAAATCTTGTTGTCCAAAGTGGAATAATAACCAGCGCCCGCAAATCTTGAAATCTTTACTGTCGGATATTCCATGCCGTAAACTTCGCTCGCGCCCATGACGAACCTTTGCATGTGCATCCACTTTTGTTCGTCATCCAATCTTGACCAATTCAATCGCAACTCCCTGAATAGCCGAATTGTTTTCGGATGAAACCGAGAAAACTTTTTGTGGTATCTCAATCCGATCTCCCTTCGGTTGGCTCCTATACGGTCAGCATAGCCCACTCACGCCCCTCTGTCAACTACCCAACTTGGGCGCGAACATTAGCGTTCAAAGTCCTCAGAGCATCAATAGAGGTTCTTAACGACAACAACTTTTCCCTTTTAGCCTTCATCAAAGCCTCAGCGATTTTGTACGAATACATGGAATCCAACATTGCGTAATCCGCTTCCGCTTCACGCGAACGCACCGAACCCGTGGACGACAAATACTGCTTCGCCCATTGACCCTTATGTGATGCTTCTGTTTCCGCCGAGTGTTGCGCCAACACTTCAAACTCTTCTGTTTCCGATTCCAGTATTCCAAGCAGTCGCATTAACTCTTCCTCAATTTGACCTTGAGTAATTGGACCGCTTCTCATGCGTTGTCGGCTTCAGGATGTTTTCTAAGATCGGCGAACAACGCTTGATCGGTAACGCCACAGGCATCCGCAATTTGACGATATGGGATTCTGACTGCGCGAAGTTTACGAACAACTTTCCTTCGTTGCCGTCCAAGACGAACAACTGACTGTTGATGTTCGCGCATCATCTGTGTGAGCAGACGACATTTTTCTAGATCATCTGCTTCTGTTTGAGATTTAATTTCTGTGTCAAGTGCGACTACGCCCAATGGTTCCATTTGTCCTCCGTTGTTTAGTGCGGTTCAGTGTAGCGGGCTAGTGTTACTCGCCGAGCGTCTGAAGGTGAGCCTGACCTAAAGCGGTGATCTTGCAGATTCTTTGCAACTCTCCTGCCGAAGATTTAGCAAAATCGCCTGTGGTTACTATAAAACCCATGGCGCGTAATTCTGAACAGCGCTTCCAGTAACAGCATCGGCGGTTCGCGGACAAACCTGTGAAGTCGCCCACCTCTTCATCGGTAAATCCTCTACCACTTGCGAAAGCGCGAAGGATAATCATCTGTTGAGATGGTGATCTTTTTGATGCCGACTTCCCCGCAATTTTGCTCGTAACAGGATCAGTGTTTCGGAACATCGGAATGATGGTCGCCTGTTGAGCAACCACTTCTTTGTACGAACCCAACCCTCTTGATGGATGAAATAATTGTTCAGTTTCCATGTTGTCTCCCTTTAACGATGATGGTTATTTTGTCTTGCTTTGCTCTTGACGGCGCGTTAAAAACAATGCTCTTAACATGCTCTCCTGTGTCGTCATCAAACAACTTAGCATCTACCATCCCATCAATTGAGGCTTTCACCGCGGGCATACAAGCCGCCGTATCTTGAAGCCTTCCGCGTAACTCCAAAACGATTTCAACAGTCGCATCAGTAATCATGGCTTGCGGGTGTGTCAAAGTTGCAAAGAGTTCGCGCCAGTGCTTCGTTTTCTTTGCACGATCCCAACGGTTCCCTGCGCGTTCAGCGTTGACCGTCCATGGGCGTTCCCACACTTCAAAAACAATATGGAACCGACCCTCCTCGGCGATCATCCAAGTGAAGGTCGGTTCCACCGACATACATTACACGGAAGGTTTACGCAGTAAGCCGAGCGCTACCGCTTTCGCAGGGTTGCCATGGATGAATTGGTGGCATGCCGCGCAAACAGCCAACAGGTTGTCAACATCGTGACCGCCTCCTTGTGACCTTCTCAGCATGTGATGTACCGCCTCGGCTTGACCAGTGCAAAAATCTGTTCGTGCTTCGCATGCCCCTTGACATCTTTCCGCTACCAGTTTGCGGGACTTGACAAGCCGACCATCAACTTTGTGTTTTCGTTTGATTGGTTGCCGTTTGATCGGTTTTTGTGACCGATTCAAAGGAACCCGTTTTAAGGGCTTCCTAGCCTTCACTGCCCTCCGATAGTGCCTTCTGCCCCTCCAGCGCGTTAGGAGCGCTTACAAACGCCTCTGCGAGCCTCATACGGTCAATATCTACAGCCATGTCTTTGTACATTCTGAGGAAGTTGGATCGGAGAACATCCACATTCTCAGACATGCAAATATCGCGCCATCCAACAGCCTTAACAACTTGAGCGGTGGTGTCATGCGCGAACTGAGGGATAGCCCTCGTGCCGTTAATTTGTACCTGCCTCAAAACATCTTGCCAAGCGACAGTCGCCGATGGTGACAACAACCCTTGACTTCGTGCAACAGATTTCAACAACTGTGCAGGGGACGGAAAGAACTCTGACTCGCGAACCATTTCCTTCGCCGCTTCGTAAACACGATCCTGCGCCAACTCTTTCAACATGTCGTGAAACACGATTGCCGTTTCCTTCGTAACCTTCGCATTGGGATAAGCCGCCGAAAGATAACCCAAAATCTCTGCTGTCTCATGCTTGTTCACTGTGCCTCCAAAAAATCTCTGATGCCACCGTAGCCTCTTGGCTCCGCCGACTGCTGTTCCCTCATTGCCCTCAGACGCATGGTGTCAAACTTTGCCCGCAACTTCGCGGGAGACAAAATGTTGGACTTCCAAAAGTCGTCCGCTTGCGACCACCGAATACACGCCTCCACTTCTAGAGCATCTCTTAAATCAATTCTCATCAACTTGTCCATGTCGCTGACCCACTTCTGTGTGATGGAAGGTCGTCTGCAACCATTAGCAACCATCAGTTCTGCAAGCACCTCACAAAGCCGTGAGGCTTCACTTGGTTCTATTAACGGTTCATGTTGGTTTATGTATGGTTTGGGTGCAACCACTGCACCCCGTTCGTGCGTCAGTTGCACCCCGCTCGGTAACAGTTGCACCCCGTCAGTGTCGTCAGTTGCACCCCGTTCATCCACGACCTGCACCTCCTGCACCCCGCTGACCATCCACAAAGACAGATTCCAACCCTGCGGACGGCGATCAACACGCGAAATGTATGCAGCAACAATCCGAGGGTCGCATGGCGAAATGACACGCAACTCCTCCAACTGATCCAACACACTCCTGATCGTGCGCTCCGACAGAAGCGTGTAACGACCTATCGTTCCGACAGACGGGAACGCCGAGGTGCCATCAGGTCTTGCATGGTTAGCCAAAGCAAACAACACCAACTTTTGTGACGAACTCGTACATGGCGCATGGTTCAAAGCCCACACAATTGCTTCAACACTCACACCGACCCCTTACGATTACCAACCCAAATTAGTTGCTCTCCAAACAGACGGAGAATGATTTGCTTCAACGGCTTTCTTCGTAGCGAGATCGTCATACAAACGAACCACAAAGACACACGGCTCATCACCATCATCGGCTTCATCTTCACTAGCCGTAGTTGGCAGATAGTCATGGTTGATACAAACAGGCGGTGTACAGAAACCTTGTTGATAACCGTACATCGCCCATTCGTCAAAACCCATCAACACATCTCCGTCCATTAAAACGGTTCTTCGTCATCCAAAATCGGTGGTGCTGAAACCGATGCCATCGGAGCAACAGCATGAGGGTTCATCAATCTGTCAATCAAAGTTGATGCCTCTTTGGAGTTCAACTGATTGATTGCAGGAACATCGCGTTGAACAACATGTGTCGCATATTCAATGATGTTGGTGATTCCTGCTTCCTTGCAAAGTTTGTTGATGAAACCAACCTGCTTGTCGGAAATAGGATTTGACGCTGACGCTTGTTTGGCTCCTGTTGGTGCAGGTGTTGCTTGACGAGCGGCAAAAGGTTTTGTTGCTGTTGCCACCGAGGAACCATTGAAAACATCCGTCACCAACTTCACTGCATTGATCGGAGCAGACGGTCTTGTTTGTGATGGTTGTGGACGGGGCTGATCCCAATCCTGTTTTGACCACAAACTGATTGCAATTCCAAACCGCATTGAACCATTGCGAATGAGATCGCCGATCAATTCTTTTTGATAATCGGCTTTGTCTGCTTTTGCGGAACCAACACAGATCATCGTTTTTCCAAGCAATGTAAGTCTGCCCCACATTGTTGCCATGCCGTTCTCAACATGAATTGCAGGTTGACCATTGACCCACTCAATCGGCTCCCATGACCACATTGGATCAACATCCAACAAAATGCGGGTGATATCCGCGTGTCCGATGAACGACAAATCCACGCCGCTTCGTTGGATTGTTCCAACAATTTTTGGATCGGGAACTGCGTACTCCTCAACAACTGCTTTTAACAACATTGCATTTACTTCTTGTTCTTCACTCATCTGACTTTCCTCCTGTCATAATCCGCATGGTGCGGAATGGGTTTCCTTGTTTTAGAAATTGCTTTACCAAATCAGGATGGGCATCTTTCAACGCTTTCGTGTCCAACGATTCCCTCCCTGCTGTCTGCTTCCAAGATATCGCGGGACGACCATGGAGAGTGCCAACCTCGGCATCTTTTAAGTAACGCGCCAACGCATCCTTGGCTTCTTTCTCTTGTTGTTCACCTTGGGCTTTTGTTTCACGCCCGATTTCCAACAAACGCAAAAAGTTTTCTGCTTCTGCTGGAAGTTCAATGGTGATCTTTTGTGCAGGAAACATACCTGCGATATCTTCCGAATCCAAATCTTGTATAAACTCTTCCGATGGTTCAACGCCTTTGTCAATCATTCCACCAATGCGTTCTGCTTCGTCATTGATTTTCTCTGCCAAATCTTTGTCGTAAGGCATTTCAATCACATTAAAGTTTTGACGCTTATCAAACACACCGAAAAATACGGGGCATCCACAAGTCTTTGACTGCATGTGACCTTGCGTAAGCCATTCTTGAGGCAAGTCTCCTGCATCATTGACTGTGTACTTTCCAGTGACTTTGATTTCACCAATGAACTCAGGTTGTTCAATTGATCTTGCGGGAACACAATCCAACGATCCGACCCAACGACCCTCGGTGTAAACAACTTCAGGTGTAATCATTTCAACACCCATCACGCGACCCATCTCTACAACAAGCAAAGGCTCCATGATGTTGCCTTTACGCATAGCCCAAGTCTCTTCAACCACAACAGGTGCGGTCATTTTTTCTTTGTACAGTTGGTACCGAGATTTGTAAGGGCTGACACCCATCAACGCGGACGAATCCGAATATCCAAATACTACTTCGTTCATCTCGTTGCGGAATCTGTTCCACAACCATTCGTCTGTTCCATGTATTGCTTTTGGTTTTGTTTTCATACTGTCCATTCTCCTCTATGGGTGTAACACGGTTAAAACCGTTAAGCCTCCGATGCTTGGCACGATCCTACATCGTCACCATGCCTCAGACCAGCATCATGTAATAAGTTTTGTTTCCTTAATCATTCTAACGGGAATCGCTAAAAGGTGGTCATACATATCTTCGTTCGTGTATGACTGAGCAAGAACAACATAATCGGGCTTCGCATCGGGGATAAGCCAACCGATTGACTGCACGATGCACGGCTCAGACTCAACGGGCATAGCCATCCAAGTATCGCCGATGGAATGTGCGTCATGCCAAGTAACCATGATGATTGAATGTTTCATAACACCGCCATATCTGACCAGCCACGCTTATCGTGCTTGCCAACTAAAAAGGTTAATGTTCCTGCCGTACTCCAATTACCCGAAAGATCGGTGTACCACTTTGAACCACCATCGTTAGACGGGCATTGAAAGCGATACCAAGGACCGAAATCTTGTACCTGTAAGTGATGGCGGTGCGCTGTTACCCAAATGTCAGGCTCGCGACCCTCCTCGCGCAAAACCCTAATTGATTGACCTCTCAGCCATTCAACTTCTTTTCCACTGATCTTATGACCATGGGTGAACGCCACTTTGACACCCGACAAAATGGATGTAGTCACCATCTCATCGTGAGGGATAACCCACTTCATGTTGTCCACTTCGGGACGACCAACAAGTATCCGCTGAAGAGCATCAGTTAAAAACCCTCCCGCATTATCCGAATCGGAAGTCACATTCTTTCCGCCTCTACGCATCCACTCACCATGGTTACACAACACCGAGATAAACTCTGATTGCTCGGCAAGCGAACTCAACCGCCTCACACCTTGCGCCCACAAATCTAAAGCCAACAACAACTGCTGTCTTTGAGTCAACTCAACCGTAAACAACTGTGACGCATAGTTACCATCACAACCCTCAACGGGATCACCCATGTTTACAATTGCGATGCGTTCAATGTTGCGCCCACATTTCCGCAACTCTTTGACACGCTGAACTGTTGCTTCAAAACCATCCAGTATCCGTTGAACGGTCGCGTCAACACCGCCGCCTGCCGACTTGCCGATCTGTTGGTCAGCCCAACAAACAACGAGCGTAGAAGGTGTCGCGTCTGATGGTGTAACCGCTTTAGGTAACGGCTTCCACTTGGCAACATACTTACGGATTTCATCTACTTCAGTGTCATTCAAAGCGGACAACGATTTGCGTTTAAATCGCGCCTTATACGAATACAGCCAAATGAGGTCGCGATCACCGTTCTCTAAACGCTTTGATGACTGCCACTTAGACATGCGTACCGTGTCGTCCGCCACTTCAAAAACATTCGGGTCAAGACCAAACGATCTCAATACAGAATCCCAATTGTCTGTCAACTCGGTTGGCATAGCCCCTGTGGACAACTCGCCACCATCTAAACCTATTTGCGCCCACGCCTTCGTATCAGCCGAATCGGGCATCTCTAGTTCATCGTTAAACTTTGACAACTGCATGCCTCCATCGGTGTAAACTTGCCTTGTGTACAGAACAACCCAAAGCCGTTAAAGCGCGTTGAATAGAACCTAAAGAAACCGAAGGGTTCATCAAAGCATCCATAAACTCTTCGTAAGACTCATCATCTAAAATCTCCTTGACATGTTTTCTCACATCTTTTTTTGTGTGAGAAACGGTCAAAGTTTGACTAAACTTACTTGCCTTTGATACAGCCACCATGCCCTCCCTCGTTGGGGAAAGACTACATCATGCCCCTAGCGTGATCGGTGATATGAGAATCAACCTTCTCTTCAACACGCTCAACACCATCAGCAAGCCGATTTAGCGTTCCCGCGACAATGGCATGATCGTCATGGTTCTCTTTACGGAACTGAATCAGCATCCCAACAATCGCGAGGAAGCCTGTAACAACGGCAGCGAGAACAGACGCGATACCAGCATCCACAACTAGGCAATAACCTTCGCATCAATAAATGCTTGTACCAGCGGCGTAGGCGTGTCGCCAGTGACAAGCCGAATATGCCATGGTTCGCTTTGAACTTCGTGCGAAAACCCATATAGGTGTTCGTTTTTAAGCATCCATTCCAAAGTTTTACCGTTTGCGTTCGCCACATCAACCGCCAAACCCCAATTATGATTTGAAGAGCCAGGGGTTGCTAAACAAGCCATTTTTGGTTTCAGATACCATGTTTTGCCTTCAAAATGGCGTGTTTCACCCGTACCCGTATCAGTCAAAGAGTAGCGCTGTTTGAAAGCGGCTAATTGCATGGCGTATGTGCGATATGTATCCGCGGAGGATGTCGGTTTTAGCACGATCCCTGCTTCTTTAGCGTCAGCAACCATTTTCAGCCATGCAGGAGCAGCCATGTGATGCAACTGTGCTGAACCACCGACAGAACGAAGCAACTCCTGCGGCAACTTACCCGCCTGAACACCCGTCAAGTCTTTCGGCATGCGGATTTTGACTACAGGAAACATTACTTCCCTGAAGTTTTTTTAGCGACAGCCTTCTTTGCGACAGCCTTCTTCGCAGCAACTTTCACACTCTTACCATCAGCAACGCCGACAGTGCCGATGAATGAAGCCAATTCAGGATCACCGATCTTGGTTGAAACCCAAGAAAGCAAACCTGTAATAACAGGAGTTGACATGGCGATAAGCCCTGCGTCAGCACCAGCCTTCATCATCAAAAACAAGATGATTCCCGCGATACCGCCCTTAATTGACTGATCTGTAGTCTGTTGCCTGCTCGTGCCGTTCATTAGTCCTCTTTGTTTGTGATGAATGACCCAAGAAGATGAATCACTATTCCGATAAGCGTAATCTGAATACCCATTCTGCGGGTACTACCCGACAAAGTGATGAGGACTAGCCCTGTTCCCATGATCGTCATAGTTAAACCATGAATCTCTTTAAGAAACTTCACTTGAACCTCTATACCTGCCAGTAGTTGACACCATGGTAAACCCCGAAAGGCTCAAACAGAAGCGTCAGAAGGGTTTACTACTTGCGAACCCTCGCCCCAACAGCGGTCGCTACAGCGCCCAACGAGATAGCCAAGAGTGTCCTTCTTTGAGACACAGGAATCCGCGAACCCAAAGGCGGATACATGTCAAAGATGCCTTCAAACACATTTAACTGTGTTTCAAAAGACTTTTTAACCTCCGTGGTGGCTTGAGAAATAGCACCAACTATTGCAGCCCCCTCATCAGAACTTAAAGCCGAAGCCACAATCGCATCAAAAACCTCCGCTGCTTGATCCCCCGAAACGCTCTCCAACACTTTTGGACTCATAGCCAACTCGGTTGCCTGCCCTTCACTCACTCCGTCAGCCTGAGCGATGACCAAATCCACTACTTGAGCCACCTGCTCGTTGGTGATGGTCGCGTTTTCAAGCACATTAACCACTTGCGCGAACTTATTGTCCGTTAGTTCAGGAGTCAAAATCGCGTCAAAAGTCTGTGCCAAAACCTCATCAGAAACCTTTTCGTCAAAGATCGCATTGATAACCGCGCCAAACTCTTTGTCGTCAAGCGGACTAGCAAGAATCTCTTCCGCGAGAGCAACAGTTTCGGCATCAGACAAGTCGCCGTCAAACGCCGCGGTAAAAACTGCTTCCAATTCCGCGACCGAAAGATCAGAACCAAGAAGGTTGTCAACAATCGCGCCCATCTCCTCCACGGTTGCTTCCGCGCTAAACACAGTATCCATCACAATTGTAAGTTCTTGACCTGAAAGATTAGAACTCAACAACGAAACTAAGACTTCAGACACTTGCTCGGTATCAGATGTATCGGCAAGTACAGCATCCATGACAGCCAAAAACTGCTCTGTTGAAAGGTCTGCACTCAAAATGTCGTCAAGTGCAGCCGTTATTTCTGCTGTTGAAGCATCAGGTGTAAAAGCGTTCTCAATCATATTCGTCAATACCGCATCCGATATAACTTCGCCGACAAACGGTAGCGTTTCCGTTGGACAAACAGCAGCGTTTGCCACATTACACAAATCTTCCGAAGTCGGAACAGGAGTGTAATCAGGTTGTAATGTTGGCAATGTTTCATCTATGTCAACGATCGTGTCGGGGATTATTTCGGGGATCGTGTCGGGGATTAAATCAACTATCTCGTCAGGAATCGCATCAGGGGTAGGCTGAGGAAATGGGACTTCTACAATTGGCTCTACTATGGGCAATGGATCAGCCGTTACAAGCGTTGGGGGCAATAGCGGTTGCAAGAATCCTATGGTGGTTGTGGTTTCAGCAACCCACACGGTACCAGTAGGTGAAAGTTCTTGCTGTATTGATGTCGTGGTTATTTGTAATTGGCTTGATGTTGTTTGGGGTGCGGAAGAGGTAGTCGTATCAGCAATCGTTGTGTCGGCGGGAATAGTTGTATCAGGGGCGATGGTATCCAAAGGGATACTCGTATCAGACGGAATAGTTGTAGGTGATGGTTGAAACGAAGTCAAAAATGCTTCATCAGGAACAATCTCCCAACCCTGATTATCAATGTTCCACGCAAGCATCGCACATGTTCCACCGCCATGTTCGTAAAAGAAAAAATCTAGCAAACTATTCCCCGCAGGTAAATCCGATAGATCAACCCATTCCGCTGAACAACCCTTATCATCCCAAGTACCGAACTGGTTGCCACCAATTTTGATTACACCACCATCATCTGCGGCGATATAAAACAAAATTGTTTCATGTTCAGGAATAATGATTGTTCCAGTCATGTGAACCATGAACATGTCGTCAGGGCAACCCTCAAGAGGCTCACCATCATAAGAACGGTTGATGTTGTTCTCTATCTCCTCATTACAAATCGGATATGCGTCATCCGACTGAACTGGAGGTATATCGGAAACGCTGTATGCAACCGAATGTAAACCTTG